GGCTATGCAATGCGCGGGTGCCGGTTCAAATGCGGCTTCTGCATCGTGCCGGGGCAAGAGGGCGCGGCGCGTTCCACTGATCGGATAGACGCGATTTGGCGTGGCGAGCCTTATCCTAAGCAACTGCATCTGCTTGATAACGACTTTTTCGGGAATCCCGAATGGCGCGATCGAGTTGCCGAAATAGTCGATGGCAGGTTTCAGGTCTGCCTTAATCAAGGGATAAATATCCGCCTGTTGTCGGGCGAGCCTTGGAATGTCGCGCGCAACAAATGGACCCCTGATCTAGTACGATCAGCCGAGCTATTGGCCGATGAGCAGTGCGCCGCGATTGTGAAAATGGCGCCAAGGGACGACAGTTTTAAGCGGCGCCGTTTATATTGTGCTTGGGACAATCTCGGTGACGAGGAGACGTTCTTCAAAGGCGTAGACCGTCTAGAGAGAAACGGTTGGAAGCCTAGTGCCATCATGGCCTACATGCTCGTTGGCTATGACAAGCGGGAGACGTGGGAGCGCATATATCACCGATTCTACCGGATGCGCGATCGAGGGATAATGCCCTATCCGATGGTGCATGACCGGTTTCGGCAAGACAATCCCGAACATTACAAGAAGCTAAAGCAATTCCAGCGGTGGGCAATTTGGGGAATACATCGAGAAACACATTTCGATGATTACGATCCGTCAATAAATAAATCGCGGAATTTGAACAGGCTCCGAAATATTCTGCTGAATATCGAGGTGCTATTGTGAGCACGATGCTCGTTAAATACCGGCCAGCGGCATACCACTCGCTCGAAGAGATGATCGCCGGCACCTCGGAAGCCGTGAAGCCTGCCGAGCGGCTGACGGTGACGGAAGCGGCGATCAAGTACGTCAAGATCAAGGAAAAGAACTACAGCGGCCCGTGGTCGGTCGACAAAACGCCGTACCTAGTCGAGCCGCAAGACGAGACTATGTCGCTCGATTTCACGGGCATGTGCTTTGTCGGCCCGGCGCGTACCGGCAAGAGCCAAATGGCGTTGAATCTAATCTCGTACACCGCGATCTGCGATCCGATGGACATGATGATTCTTCACATGAGCCAGGCGTCAGGCCGAGAGTGGTCGCTTTCGGATCTCGCCAAGCTGTTTCGAAATTCGCCCGAGGTCAGAGCGCGACTGACGCCCGGCCGGCAGAACGACAACGTGCATGACAAGGCATTTCTGTCGGGCATGCGGCTGACGATCAAACACCCTGTCATCAACGAGCTTTCAGGTAAGACGATCGGCAGGCTTTGGGCCATGGACCTTGATCGCATGGCGACCAACATCGACGGTGAAGGCGACCCTTGGACTCTGCTGAAGAAACGCGCGACGACGTTTAAGCGGCACGGCATGACCGTTGCCGAATCGTCGCCCGGTTTCCCTGTGACCGACGCAAAGTGGATTCCTTCGACGCAGCACGAGGCACCGCCGACCGAAGGCATTCTATCGATTTACAACGATGGCGACCGGCGGCGCTGGTATTGGAAATGCCCGCAGTGCAGCGGCAAGTTCGAGCCGTCGTCCAAGCATTTCTCCTACCCAAAAAGCGCCGATCCTATGGAGTCGGCCGAACAGGTCGTCCTGGTTTGCCCGCATGACGGTTTCCCGATGAAACCGGACATGCAGTACGAACTGAATCTCGGCGGCCGTTGGATCAAAGACGGACTGGTGTGGCTGCCCGATGGCTCGATCGTGGGCACGGCCCGGCGTTCCGACATCGCCTCATTCTGGCTCAAGGGCGCAGCCGCGGCATTCACCACCTGGCCCGAGATCGTTTTGCGCCGGCTGAACGCGATCGCAGAGTTCGACCGCACCGGGTCAGAGGAGAAGCTGAAGACCGTCACCAACACGGATGACGGTGAGCCTTACACACCCAAGGCGCTCGACGTGGGGCGGTTGCCGGATGAGTTGCAGGCTCGGGCGCAGGAATATAGCGCCAAGGGTGTCGTGCCTCCTGGCGTGGCCTTCCTGGTGACGACAATCGACGTGCAGGCGGGTGGTCGCCCGGCATTCGTCTGCCATACCTACGGCATCGCGCCAGTCCAGCTTGAGAGCGGCGGTTGGGGCACGGACATCTATCACGTCGACATGTGGAAGATCCGCAAATCGAAGCGGCTCGATGCGGATGGCGAACACAAGTTGATCGATCCTGCCTCATACCCGGAAGACTGGCACTGCCTCGTTGAAGAGGTGATCGAGCGCACCTATCCGCTTGCCGATGATCCTGATCGGGTGATGTCGGTAAAAATCATTGCGAGCGACTCAGGCGGCGCGGCAGCGGCAGCCAACGAGCGTAAGAAGACCGCTGCCGATGGGCCGACCGTCAGCGTCACGTCGAACGCCTATGCGTTCTGGCGTTGGCTACGAGATGATCCCCTGGCTCGCGGGCATCATCGGCGATTCCATCTGGTGAAGGGCTCGCCGAGCCGCGATGGCGGCACGCCTCGAATCCATCGCACGATGCCGGACAGCAATCAGAAGGACAAATTCTCGATCGCCCGCGGCGACGTGCCGGTGTGGCTGGTCAATTCGAACATGGTCAAGGATCAGGTTTCCAACATGCTCGGGCGCACCGATGGCGGCGGGCAGGTGCATTTCCCGAGATGGTATGACGAGGACGGCACCGCGATCGATGTCAACTGGCTCTATAGCCAGCTTACGACAGAGGTTCGGACGGGCGCGGGATGGGTCAACCCCAGCAGAAAGAAGAACGAAAGTTTTGACTTGCTGGCTTACTGTGTCGCGATTTGCCTGCATCCTGACATCCGGATTGAGCAAATTCAGTGGTCAGCGCCGCCCGGTTGGGCATTCACCGATTGGGACAAAAACGATCTGGTGCGAAGCCTTTCCGCGCCGAAGCCAAATGGCGCGGCTGAAAGAGGTCCAATTGACATGGCAGCACTCGGCGACGCGTTAGGCTGATTGTGCCAGGTTCGCCGTCAAACAAACGTGAAGCCCGAGCAATGGGAGTGCCGAGTTTTTTCACCGGCAACCCATGTAAAAGAGGCCACATAGCCTGGCGTGACACAACTGCGGGATGTCTGGAGTGCGCCCGCTTGCGCAACGACGCCCGATACCGCGCACGGAATCCGATTGAGGAAGTGCGCGCGAGAATGGCCGCGCGACCGCGAGTCGATCCAGAAGTGTCAAAAGCGAAGAGACGGAAACGGGATAACGCAAGATACAAGAAAAACCCGTGGAAGAACCCAAAATGGCTCGCAGATGCCGCCGCCAGATACGCGGCCGACCCCGAATATCGCGAATTCATAAAAGCTCGAAATGCAGCTTGGCACGCAGCAAACCAGGGAAGCTCAAGAGCGAGGGTAGCCAGACGCAGGGCCAAAAAGCTACGTGCGACACCAAGTTGGCTATCAAGCGAGATGTTGGGCGAGATGGAGGATCTTTACGAGATAGCGGGAATGTTAAGTGTGCTCATAGGCATGCCCTATGAGGTGGATCACATCGTGCCCCTGATCAACGAACACGTCTGCGGGCTGCATGTCCCATGGAACATGAAAGTCGTTACTCGGTACGACAATCGGAGCAAGCAGAACAAGCTACCCGGCGAGGATGAGTTCCTTGCTACGAACCGTTTCGAGCAATCGTTGATCGGTTGAATACTTCAACTCCTTATTGAATACTGATTTAGTTTCAACTATCAGTTGTCAAAGCACTAAATAGATGAAATAAGCGATCCTACAGCGGCTTTTCGCTCGACAGGATCACATGCCCGATATTGCAACCCTTCGGACGCGACTTGCGGCGGCAGAAAATGCCTACGACGCGCTTATGCGTGGTGCGGGTGTTCAGTCGTTCGTTGACCAGAACCAGGAATCTGTCCGCTACACGGTCGCGGACACGGGCAAACTCGCAGCCTACATCGCCAGCCTAAAGAGCCAAATCCAGCAGGCTTGCGGCAACCATCGGCACGCGTGCGGCCCGATGGAAATGTGGTTCTGATGGGCTACTCGCCCGACATCGAAGCGCTGCTTGGCTCTGCCGACGAAGGTTTGCAGAGTCCCACAGGGTCGCCCGCGTCCGGCCTAGTCCCACCGAACGCGGGCGGCGACCTGGCGATGGGTGCCTATGACGGCGCCGACCGATACAACAAGACCCTCGCACTTTGGGCCGCGCCGATCCAGTCGGCCGACAGCGCGATTCTCCGCGACAAACTAACGGTCGATGCGCGGGTGAACGATACCCTGCGCAATGACGCATATGTCGTCGGCGGCCAGAATATCCACAAAGACAATATCGTCGGTTCGCAGTTCGTCCTGAACTCGAAGCCTGCGACCAAAGTTCTGTTCGGCAAACAGGATGACGTTTGGGAAGAGGAGTTTCAGGAAGAGGTCGAAGAGAAATTCGATCTTTATGCCGAAAGCCCCGACCATTGGATTGACGCCTCGCGCATCAATACCTTCACCGGGCTCGTGCGCCTGGCCGTAGGCGTGGACGTGGCCGGCGGTGAAGTGCTGGCTTCGGCCGAATGGCTCCGCGATTTCGGGCGCCCGTTCAACACGGCAGTTCAGATGATCGACACCGATCGTCTCAGCACGCCGCCCGCTCAGAGTTTCGCCAATGACGTGCGCGGCGGGATTCGCCGCAATCAGTACGGCGCCCCGCAAAGCTATTTCGTCCGGCAGTCCCATCCAACCGACTGGTTGTGGCAGGACAGCAATTTCTACAACTGGACCGAAGTGCCCGTCCGCAAGCCGTGGGGACGGCTGCAGATGATCCACATCTATGAGCAGACCCGGCCTGACCAGACGCGCGGCATCGCCGCCATGGTCGCCGCGCTCAAGGAAATGCGGATCACCAAGAAGTTCCGCGATGTCACTCTGCAAAACGCGGTGACGCGGGCGACCTATGCCGCCACGATCACATCGGAACTTCCGTCCGAATCGCTGTTCGCATCGCTCGGTGGCGGCAACATCTCGCCCGAGGCCATCGAAAAGGCCATCACCGATTATTCGATGGGCTATCTCGGCTCGATCGCCAAGTACGCCGGCAATGCCCGCAACCTGCATATCGACGGCGTCAAGATCCCGCATCTGTATCCCGGCACGAAGCTCGACGTGCTTTCGCCGGGCGATGGTGGCCCGCTCGGTACCGAATTCGAGCAATCGCTTCTGCGCTACATCGCAGCCGTGCTCGGCGTCAGCTACGAGCAGCTTTCGAAGGACTACACGAACACCAACTATTCGTCGGCGCGCGCTGCGGTCAACGAGACGTGGAAGTTCATGCAGGCCCGCAAAAAGCTGGTCGCGGATCGCTTCGCCTCGGCCATCTATCGCCTGTGGCTGGAGGAGGT